ATATACGTGACTACTTTGACTTCTCTAACAGTGTCTATGTCTATGATAACGAACCACGAAGTAAAGAAACAGTTGCAAAAATGGAGAAGAGAATCAAGCAAGATCGTCAAGTTTTCTTCTGGCCTAAATACGTAACCGCCAAAGATATTAACGATCTAATTATCGATGGATTTGAACCTAACAAGGTGAATTCCTTTATAGACGAACATACACACAGGGGCATGAAAGCAGCCCTAGCATTGGCCGATTGGCGCAAATGTTAAAGAGGAAAAATATAATGAAAGCTACATTACTGTCCTATTCGCAGCCATCAGGGTCAATACACTCTGGAGAACTAGGTTACAAGGGACTTGATAATATCCAAGATTTGATTGCATATTGCGCACGAGTTTCTAATCCATCAAACCAAGCCAATACAAAAACAACGCCGAAGCTACTTGACTATCTAATCAAACATAAGCATTGGAGCCCATTCGAAATGGCTTCTGCTTGTATTGAAGTTGAAACGACACGCGATATTGCAAGACAGTTATTGCGACATCGAAGTTTTGCATTTCAAGAGTTTTCTCAACGGTATGCTGACATCCGCGATCTCGATGATAATTTTATACTTCGCGATGCTCGTTTACAAGATCCAAAGAACCGCCAAAATAGCGTAGAGACTAATAACGAAAGGTTATCTGCGGAGTGGCGCTTGCGCCAACAAGACGTCATAGATACAGCCAAAGAGCATTATGCCTGGGCCATTGAAAATGGAATTGCCAAGGAACAAGCCAGAGCTGTTTTACCAGAAGGCAATACCGTTAGTCGACTTTATGTCAACGGTACTATTAGATCATGGATCCACTACATCGAATTGCGTTCTGCAAATGGAACACAATTAGAACACATCGAATTGGCCAAAGCAGTTGCCAAAGCGATTAGTGGAATATTCCCATTGGCGGTAGATATCTAGTATGTTTGTAGTAGATGTGACCGTAGAAGCGGACGACGAAGGTAATATCATTTTACCATTACCAGAAGAATTACTGAAACAAATGAATTGGAGTGTTGGTGACACATTAACATACACCCCCTCAGGCGCAGCCACGCCTGCAGGAAGAACATTTTTAATCGAAAAGAAGGACAGCAGAGATGAGTCAGATACAAGTAACTAAACGTGACGGCAGCAAAGAACCGTTAGACCTAGACAAGTTTCATAAAGTTGTTTTTGAAGCGTGCAATGGGGGGTTGACGGGTGTATCTCCTTCTGAAGTAGAGATAAGAAGTAGCGTCAGCTTTTATAATGGAATTACTTCTTCTGAAATACAAGAGACGTTGATTAAGGCAGCTGCTGATCTGATATCTGAGGAAACGCCAAACTATCAATATGTTGCCGGCCGTCTGATTAACTACCACTTACGTAAAAGCGTTTACGCGCAATTTGAACCTCCGCATCTGTTAGATCATATCAAGAGTGTAATCAAGGCAGGATTCTATGAGCCAGCATTGTTAGAATGGTATACGGAAGATGAGTGGGATCAGATTAACAAAATGATCTACCACAATCGCGATGAGAATCTAACCTACGCAGCTATGGAACAGTTTCGCGGTAAGTACTTGGTTAAGAACAGAGCAACAGGTCAGATATATGAGACCCCTCAAATGGCTTACATACTGATTGCTGCGACATTGTTCCACCGTTATCCTGAAAATGAAAGGTTGAAATATGTTCGAGACTTTTATAATTGCACAAGTAATTTTGATATCAGTCTACCTACTCCTATCATGTCTGGTGTCCGAACTGCGCAAAGGCAGTTCAGTAGTTGTGTTCTTATCGAGTCTGGTGATTCTTTGGACAGTATTAATGCAACAAGTGCTGCAATCGTCAAATATGTCTCACGTAAAGCTGGAATTGGTATCAACGCAGGCCAAATACGTGCTATTGGATCCCCCATCCGTAGTGGTGATGCAACTCACACAGGAGTAATTCCGTTCTATAAACTATTCCAGTCATCTGTTAAATCATGCAGTCAAGGTGGTGTACGTGGCGGAGCAGCAACATTATACTATCCAATCTGGCATTTAGAGATTGAAGATATGTTGGTGTTGAAGAATAACAAAGGCACAGAAGACAATCGCGTACGTCATATGGATTATGGTGTACAATTCAACAAACTAATGTATGAGCGGCTTATCACAGGAGGAAACATTACGTTGTTCTCTCCGCACGATGTTCCCGATCTATATGATGCATTCTTTAGTGATCAAGATAAGTTCAAAGAACTGTATGAAAAGTATGAGCGTGCATATTCTATTCGTAAGAAGACTATCCCAGCTGCCGATCTATTCTCTTCATTCGTACAAGAAAGAAAAGACACAGGCCGTATCTATCTAATGAATGTCGATCATGCAAATGATCACGGTGCGTTTATTACAGACAAAGCTCCGATTAAACAATCAAACCTATGTTGTGAGATCAACCTACCAACTAAACCACTAAACGATATCAACGATCCTGAAGGAGAGATCAGTCTATGTACTCTCGCAGCGATTAACTGGGGCAATATTAAGACGCCAGCTGACTTCGAAAAGCCATGTGAGCTCGCTGTACGGGCGTTAGATGAGTTGCTAGACTATCAAGAGTACCCTGTGACAGCAGCAGAGCTTTCTACAATGGATAGACGTCCTCTCGGCGTTGGTATCATTAACTTTGCGTACTGGTTAGCTAAGAATGGTTCTAGTTATTCTGAACCAGATCTTGCAATGGTCGATGAGTGGGCAGAAGCGTGGTCATATTATTTGATTCGCACATCTATACAACTAGCTGAAGAAAAGGGTGCGTGCCACAAGTCAAGTCAAACCAAGTATGCGAATGGTCTATTCCCCATTGATACGTACAAGAAGGATGTAGATGAGCTTGTTCCTAATAATCTAAAAATGGATTGGAATGCTTTGAAGACTAAAGCGTTTGCCTTTGGTGTTAGGAATAGTACATTGATGGCGTTGATGCCGTCTGAAACATCTTCACAGATCTCCAATGCAACTAATGGCATTGAGCCGCCTCGTGCCTATGTGTCGGTTAAACAATCCAAGGATGGAGTACTCAGACAAGTAGTACCAGAGTATCGTAAGTTAAAGAACAAGTACGAATTATTGTGGGATCAAAGATCTCCTACAGGATACTTACAGATCATGGCTGTGCTACAGAAGTATATCGATCAGGGTATAAGTGTTAACACATCGTATAATCCGCAGCACTACGCGGACGATAAGATCCCGTTGAGCACATTGCTTCAAGACATTATAATGTTCTACAAGTATGGCGGTAAGCAGCTGTACTACTTCAACACATATGATGGTGCAACAGACGAGTTTGAACAACCACAACATGAAATGAATGATTATGAACAGGGATCCACAACACCAATGGATGCCATGGAAGATGAATATTGCGAAAGCTGCGTAATTTAGGAGAAGTAAATGTATAGCGTATTTGATCAAGAAAACAAGTCAGATCAAACTAACAGTAAGATGTTTATAGACGAATCGGGTGGGGTAACAATCGCTCGGTTTGATAAACAGAAGTATCCCGCATTTGAAAAACTGACTGACAAGCAGCTTGGTTTCTTTTGGCGGCCCGAAGAAGTAGACGTAACCCGAGACTCTAAAGACTTTAGAGATCTGACAGATCATGAACAACATATCTTTACTTCTAATCTCAAACGGCAAATTTTGTTAGATAGTGTGCAAGGAAGATCACCAAGTGTGGCATTCTTGCCTGTTGTTAGTATTCCAGAGCTCGAAACGTGGATCGAGACCTGGTCGTTTAGTGAGACTATCCACAGCCGTTCATATACCCACTTAATTCGTAACGTGTATAGCAACCCATCTGAGGTGTTTGATACGTTGTTGGACATTCAGGAAATCGTAGATTGTGCTGAGTCGATTAGTAAGTATTACGATGATTTGATTGAGTATGGATCTTGGTATAATTTAGTTGGTGAAGGTAAACACAGTATTGCGTCTTCTGCTAAGGATGGCGGTACGGTTTCTAAAGTAATCGAAATAAGCGCATATGAATTGAAGAAGAAGATCTGGATGGCAGTTAACTCTGTAAATGCGCTTGAAGGAATCCGTTTCTATGTCTCATTTGCTTGTTCGTGGGCATTTGCAGAAGTCAAGAAGATGGAAGGTAATGCTAAGATCATTAAGTTGATTGCACGAGATGAGAATCTACATCTTGCGTCAACCCAGCAATTGTTAAAGACACTACCAAAAGATGATCCAGATTTTGCTAGGATTCAAGAAGAACTTGCAGATGATGTCTATGCTATGTTCTCAGAAGCTGTAGAGCAAGAGAAGGAATGGGCTAACTATTTGTTTAAAGATGGATCAATGATTGGTCTAAACTACAAATTGCTGAGCGACTACATAGAGTGGATTGCAAATAAACGAATGACAGCTGTTAACATTAAGTCACCATTCAAGGGTGGGTCGAATCCATTACCTTGGACACAGAAGTGGATTAGTGGTGGAGAAGTACAAGTTGCTCCTCAAGAAACAGAAATTACTAGTTATGTTATTGGTGGAGTCAAGAAAGACATCTCTGATGATACGTTCAAGGGGATGAGTTTATAAGAAAAGGACTGTAATGAAGACAACAGAACTGCCAATGGATCCAGCTGTATATGGCCACCCAAAAGTCTATGCCAACAGCGAAAATATACCTCCTCCTGTGGAAAAAGAACGCGTTCGTGTTGTAGAACAGGCAACTCGTGCTGAGATAAAGTTAGATCAACAAGTTGCCGTAGAAGATAGATTAAGAGAAATCAAAGAGCTGCGGCAACAAGCCGCAGCTCGTTATGGTTCAGATGGTAAAAGTGTAATTAGTCCAGGCGAAACACAAGCTCAATTTGTAGACGTAGAGGTATAAATGAAGTACAAGAACACATGCGATAACTGTGGAACAACATACACAGTAATAACAGAGGAGGATAGTGAACCTGCAGTATTCTGCCCTTTCTGTTCAGAAGAGCAATCAGAACGCGTTGAAGAAGATGAGCTAAATATGGGAGAAGATGAATATGATGAATAGGTATCATTATGATTGTTGCAGGAATCGACTACTCCCTGACATGCCCAGCGATATGCGTTTATAACACAAACGACCCCTTGCAATTTCTCAACTGCAAGTTACACTTTCTAACACCAATGAAAAAAATCCATGGAATGTTCAACAACAATATTGTTGGAGATTTGATGCCAGTATATAATTGTGATCAACAAAGACATGACATAATATCTGAGTGGGCATTGAATGTTGTTTGGGATGCGGACGTAGTCTTCATAGAAGATTATAGTTATGCTAGTACTGGAAGAGTGTTCCATATTGCAGAAAATACAGGTCTACTCAAACACAAATTGTGGCAGCAACAAAGAGATGTGCATACAATTCCCCCAACAGTAATTAAGAAGTTTGCAACAACTAAAGGAAATGCAAGTAAAGCATTCTTAGAAGAAGTGTTTGTTGAGCAAACAGGAATCGACTTACGGACCGACATGAACCTCACTCCAAAACAATCAAACCCAATCAGCGATATCATCGATGCGTATTTTATTTGTAAATATGGTGTTGACCTTTTGAACAAAAGCAGTGATAGTGAGTCATAAGTTAAATAAAGGATAT